TGGTGTTGTTGCTTCGTGTATTGGACTTTGTGTTTTGGCTTGGAAAGCTATGACTGGAACCTTGCGAGGCGAACTACAAGCATCTCTTTATGATGGAAACGTGGCCGTGCGGACGAAGAATTCTCTTGGGAAGGTGAAACCAGTTTTGACAGATAATGGCGTTTTCGAGAAGGTGAGAAAATGTATTCGTTGGATTGAGCTGTATCATTATGACGATCCAGAGTACGGACAAAATGGCATGCATTGTGTAGTTATGCAAGGAAGGTATATTCTTCTTCCAAATCACTTTTATGAACAGTTCTTGCGTCAAAATAAACACGATAAAGTTGCTGGTGCACGTTTAATTACACCAGAAGGGAGAAAGTTTCCCTTCGCTCTTGATGCTACAAATAGTGTGCGTGTAAATGGTCTTTCAGGGAGTCCCATTGACTTGCGCATTGTGTACCTTTTTGGTGTTCCAATGGCTGGAACACCAAAACTCATTGGCCTCATTCCAACTTTGAAAGAGGTTAAGAGGTACACTGGACAAGAAATTGATTGCACTATTCTTGCATCGGCAACTAATCGTGTGAGGGATGATGTAGCTGTGCGCGTTGAAACACGTTTTTATGGAACTCTCGATAATCTGGAGGAAACTGAGGAGATGGAGATGTTTGTGGCTAAGTACTCTGGACAAGAAAAAACCACTTATGGTGATTGTGGTCGTCCGTACATCTGTCGTAGTTCGAGTGTGCAAGCTCCATTTGTTGCGTTGCATAGTGCTATGTTCCATGCTCCATATAGTGCGTGTGGAGGAACGCAGCTTGTGCGTGAAAATATTGAAATCGCCTTAGCACAGCTTGAGCGTATGGTCAATCCAGTTCTTCATGTGACACAGATTGGGGGTCTCACCGGAGATGGTGTTGTTCCCGAGGGATGGTTGACTGACGCTCCAGTTCTTGGCAAGTGTGTTGTCAATGATGTGCCTTTGGAGGTGCACGTACCGCTGCGCACAACGAAAGTTAGGTGGTTGCGTAGCAAGGAGTGGACCGATGAATGGCGTCCGTCTGCTAAGGGAATTGTGAAAGTCGGTGAAGAACCTGACGTCCTTTACGTCAACACTCTAGAATCTAATGTTAGCGTGAAGTATGTTAGTGAACCCAATAAATGTATTGGGAATGCTATTCTCCAAAAGTGTGTGAAGTTTTATGCACAACAATTTCCGAAGTTCGCGGAGGTCTGGACTGATGATCAGGCCATCAATGGACATGGGATTATGGACAAGCTTAATATGCATACATCGACTGGTTATTGGAGTAAGTATTTCACCCATGGAAAGACTGAAATCTTTGAGATGGACTCGGAAGATCATTATACGTGGACTGAGAAGGCGCGGACTTTTGTCATTCCGGAGTTGGATTCCACTTTTGTAGAGCGGTACGAGGAGGCGGATCGCGAAATTACGATAGGTAATGTACCAGTGTTCCTGTGGGTGTCGTCGAACAAGGACGAGTTGCGTGCAATTGAGAAGGTCAAGATTGGGAAGACTCGTGTGTTTGAGATGCCACCTTTGGAATTTAGTTTGTTGATGCGTAAGTACTTCGGACCATTCCTTAATTACATGAAGGCTAACCCTGGTTTCGAGACTATGTGCGCGGTTGGTATTGATAAAGAAACTGTGTGGAAGGCTATGTGGCAGGGTTTGCGTGGGAATAGTGACGTTGGATTTGATGTTGACTATTCTAATTATGATGGGAGTGTGACACCCATTGCTTTCGATTTCTTTAGGGCAGTGACAGATTATTGTCTGCCCGAAGAGACGAAACAGCAAAGACATTGTTTGTTGCATGTTTTGCAGCATTCTTATGTTTTGTGTCGCGAGACTGTTTTCCTGACTGAGCAGGGGAACAAGTCCGGCAATCCAATGACGGACATATTTAACTCAGTCACGAACGTTTTCATCATTCTACTCTCATATTTGTATGGGAGAGGAGAGGCTGGACTGTCGTTGGACTTTGAGCAGTTCAATCGAGAAGTGAGGGCTATCACGTATGGTGATGACGTGATTTGCAGCGTTGCTCGTCATGTGAAATATTTCTCTCGGGAGACCGTCTTTAAGGTGGCGGCTGGCTTGGGAATGAAAGTCACGTCGGCGAGTAAGGGAGCAGGAATCATACCTTTGGAGCCTCTGAAGGATTTGTCGTTCATAAAGTTGAACTTCAGAGAGGAGGCGGGGGTTATGATGTGTCCGCTCCCTAAGGATGTTATATGGCGCATGGTTCAGTGGACTGAGCGCGGGAACCTGATTGATTTTCGGGTCCAGAAAGACATCCTTGATGGGGCGATGCGTTGTATGGCGCATCATGGTAGGCAGAGTGTGGAAGACTTTGCACGCCAAGTTAAGGAAGCCGGGGAGAGGGTGAAGTTTGATTATGACCTCTTCTATCTTGATATGATCGAGAAGCAAGAAGGCTATGAGTTTCCCCTCGCCTTGGTGGCCCAGTGTTAGCACATACTGGAAGAGCGATCTTTGGTACATACTCTGTACTGATCGCTTGGGCGCGAGCCTCGACGCGCTCATCCCCTTTTGTCCGCAGTGGTAGCACAATATCAGTGTCTGCCCAGACGGAGTGGGGATCTTTGGCAGGGATCGGCCCCTG